CAGGCATATGGTTCTTTGAAGTCTGATATGAATGTTATTATACAAACCAACAAAACTAACCCCAATTATAATATTACTTTCAAAGATGCTTTTCCAACATCTTTAGGTAATATTCCCCTAGACGCTACAGCTACAGATATGCAACCTATAGTAGTTGACGCAACCTTTGCTTATACTGGTTCATTTACCATAGCTAAAATAGGCTAACTTTTTCCTTGTATTATCCCTAAAACTTTGTTATACTTATACTATGAAAATTGATGATATAAACAAAATGATTGACAAAGACTCTGCTTTCTTAAAAGAGGAGTGCAATATTGATATTGCATCTCTCCGAGTGCCAGAGTTATGTGGAAAATACCATCAGCTGATTTACCAAGAAAAGCTTTCTTTAGAGTATTTCAAAGTAGAATTTAAAGTTCTTAAAAGAGATAGATGGTTATATTACACAGGAAAAGCTGATCCCGAAGTATACGAAAAAGAACCATTCAATTTAAATATACTAAAAGCAGACATAGATAAATTCTTAGATGCCGATAGTGCTTTAAATGTTTGTATGTTAAAAGTAAAATCACAGGAAGAAAAACTAAACCTCTTAACAGAACAAGTTAAGTCTATTATGAGCTTGTCGTTTAATATTGGTAATGCGATAAAGTGGAAGAAATTCTTGAATGGTGAAATTGGATGATTGTTGTAGGTAAACTTAACGAAACATTTTTACAAGTATCATGTGAACGACATATTGCTTATGAACTCAATGAATATTTTTCATTCAAAGTTCCGAACTGTCAATTTCACCCGAAGTTTAAAGCAAAGATGTGGGATGGAAAAATACGTTTGTTTAATATACAAAAAGGTCAAATGTATTTGGGTCTATACCCATATCTAAAAGAGTGGGCTGAGAAACATTCTTATAAATTACAAACTGATATATTGGAAGTAAAAAAACTTTCTGGTTTGGATGTAGAAGGTATCAAAGAGTTTTTTGATTCTCTTAAATTGCATTGTAAGAATAAACCAATTGTACCTAGAGATTATCAGATTGCATCTTTTCTACATTGTGCAAAAGCTGAACGATCTCTTTTGTTGTCTCCAACTTCATCGGGTAAGAGTCTGGTTATCTATTCCTTAATTAGATGGCATCAGCAGTTTATAGAGAACGATAAGATACTGGTATTAGTTCCTACTACAAATCTGGTAACACAGATGTATAATGATTTTAAAGATTATTCGTCTGAGCTTCCTGATTGGAATGTTGAAGAACAATGCCACATGATATATTCAGGTAAAGAAAAGGAATCAGAGAAACAAATATATGTTAGTACATGGCAATCTCTATTTCGTTTAGGGGCCCCATATTTCAAGAAATTTGGAATGGTTATAGGTGATGAAGCGCACCTATGTAATGCCCAGAGTCTTAAAGGTATACTAGAGAAGATGACCACTTGTAAGTATAGGTTCGGCACTACTGGTACACTTACAGACTCTAAGACAAATAAACTGGTATTAGAAGGACTATTCGGTAAGACCTATACGGCAGTTACTTCTAAACAACTGATGGATAATAAGCATATATCTGATTTGAGTATTAATTGTTTAGTTTTAAAATACACAGATGCAGAACGTCAATTGAATAAGAAGGCAACCTATCAGGAAGAGATTAATTTTGTTGTAACCCATAAAAAACGAAATGAATTTGTCCGTGATCTTGCCCTGGCCAGAAAAGGTAATGTTCTGATTCTCTTTAACTTTGTAGAGAAGCATGGTAAGGTATTACATAAAATGCTGGTAGAAAAGAATAAAGATGATAGAAATATATTTTTTATAGCGGGTGAAACATCGGTGGAAGATAGAGAGAAAATTCGACAGGTAACTGAAATTGAAAATTCTATCATCGTAGCATCTTCTGGTGTTTTATCAACTGGTGTTAATATTAAGAATCTTCAAACCTTGATATTTTCACACCCCTACAAAGGAAAGATTAGAAATCTTCAATCCATTGGTAGGGTTTTGAGGTTGGATGATAAGAATAACAAAGCTATATTGTTTGATATAGTCGATGATTTGTCATGGAAGAAACATCATAATTATGGTATTAAACATTGGAAGGAACGGGTAAACACATATCTGAATGAGAAGTTTGATTATATGTGTAAGGAAATAACTTTATAAAGGAAAATGAAATGGGAAAAACTTATAAGAAGGTTATTAAAAATAAGTTTGAAAAGAAGAAGCTACATATTCTTAAACAGAAAAAGATATTCATTAACGAAGGAGAAGAAGATGAAGGATATCAAGACGGCGAAGAAGAAGTGCGAGAAGTGCAAGAAAGTAACACCGCAAGTTAATACTTCCGAAGGTTTTGCTGGAACTATATATTATGAAGATTGGACTTGTACTGTATGTGGTAAAGTCAATTTATTTGAAAAAAAGGGTGATCCGAAATTTGTAACTGAGTATTGTGTTTATTAATTATTAATCTTTGAGGATATTATGAATATTAATGTAGTGAATAGAAGTGAAAATCCATTACCAAAGTATGCAAAACATGGTGATGCAGGTATGGATATATGTGCAGCTTTCGATGATTTTATTTCTGCGTTTAATTGGAAAGCAATTCATACTGGATTGTTTGTAGAAATACCAGAAGGATATGAAATACAAATAAGGTCTAGGTCTGGACTTGCATTTAAGTATGGTGTTTCTGTATTGAACAGCCCCGGCACTATTGATTCTGGTTATCGTGGTGAGATACAAGTCATTTTAAAAAATAGTGACCATCATAGATATGAAATTAAAAAAGGTGAAAGGATAGCACAGATGGTTGTAGCTCCCGTAACAACTGCAACCTTTATAGAAGTCGCAGAACTTTCTGATTCGGAACGTGGTGAAGGTGGTTTAGGGAGTACGGGCAAATGACTGATAAAAGAAAACATTATGTAGACAATGAAGCATTTTTTGAAGAGATGAAGAAATGGAAAAATAGAGTTTTAGATGCTCGTGAGATGGATGACGTTGACCCGCCATCAACCGAATATATGGGTGAATGTTTTTTACGAATATCCGAACATCTGGTAATGCGTCCTAATTTTATTAATTATACTTTCAGAGATGATTTGGTTTCTGATGGTGTGGAGAATTGTTTATTATATGCACATAATTTTAAACCAGAAAAATCGAAGAATCCGTTTTCTTACTTTACACAAATTATATTTCAATCTTATGTTAGGCGTATTGTTAAAGAACGAAAATTAATGCACATCAAGTATCTGTTTGTTGAAAGGTCTGGTATCCTTGATGAGCTAAATCCTAACAGTGAGGATAATAAGAAAATAACAAAGGTATGGGTAGATTACCTGCGTTCACATGAAAAATACGCTATAAATCCTGATAAGAAGAAAAAGAAGCCTAAACCTAGCTTAGAGATGTATTTCGCATGATTTATGTTTTTCCTTGTATTACTAAATCATATATGATAAACTATAATCAACGTAAGGAAATAAATGAATTATCACGTTTTGGTTATAGAAGAATGCCCAAGATGTAGAGAGTATGAACCAGACCATAAATTTAAGAATTGTGGTTGTTTTGTTGAAGAACTAGAAAATAAAATAATGAGACAAACTTTTGAATGTACACGCTGTAACAATACATGGGTGAATGTTTGGAAGAAATACAAAAAGGAAAATGATGAAAATAGCATTGATAACCGATCAGCATTTTGGGGGAAAACAGGACAGTCAGAACTTTTCTAATTATATTGAGACATTTTATAGGGAACAGTTTTTCCCTTATTTGTCTGAAAATAAAATAGATACTGTTATTGACTTGGGCGATACGTTTGATAGAAGGAAGTTTGTAAACTTCAATACACTTAGTCAAGTTCGTCAATTTTATTTTGATGTATATTATGAGCGTGATATTAAACTTCATTCTATTGTCGGTAATCATTCTACCTATTATCGAAATACCAATAGTGTGAACAGCTCTGAATTACTTTACGGTCATTATGATAATGTTAGTACCTATGCATCACCACAAACTATTCATGTTGGTGATACTGATATTGATTTGATTCCGTGGATTAATACAGAGAACTATGATGAGACTATGAGTTTTATCAAAGATTCTAAATCACAAATAGCACTTGGACATTTAGAAGTTGCTGGGTTTGCAATGTATAAAGGTTACAATGCAGAAACTGGTATTCCCAAAGAATTGTTTAAAGGTTATGAAGTAGTATGCTCTGGACATTATCATCATAAGTCAAGTAAGGGTAATATACATTATCTTGGAGCTCCTTATGAAATCACTTGGAGTGACTACGATGACCCTAGAGGTTTTCATATATTGGATACAGAAACCAGAGAGCTAGTATATATTCGTAACAGGTTCAGGTTGTTTGAGAAAATATATTATGATGACATCAATACAGATTATTCAAAGGTAGATGCTGGTTACTACAAGAATAAAATTGTCAAACTGATTGTAGAGAATAAAGAGAATCTACCACAGTTTGAAGATTTTGTTGATAGGTTATACAAAGCAGAGTTGACTGATTTGACTATACTTGAAGACCTATCAGAGTACACTATGAGATACAATGAAGAAGATGAAGCTGATATAGAGGTTGGTAATACATCAGCATTTCTTGAAGAGTATGTTGACGGTATGAAAGTAGAAGAAGAGAAACCAAAAATAAAGAAACTTTTACAAGTTATTTATGATGAAGCCCTTAATGTGGATACTACAGAATGATTAAGTTAAAGACTGTTAGATGGAAAAACTTTCTTGCAACTGGTAATAATTTTTTAGAAGTACAACTTGATAAAGAACCAATGACATTGATTGTTGGTAAGAACGGTGCTGGTAAATCAACTCTGATTGATGCCATCACCTTTTCTTTATTCGGGAAACCTTTTAAGAAAATCAATAAAGGCCAGTTGATGAATACTGTTAATGAGAAAGAACTCATTACTGAAATAGAGTTTTCTATTGGCAGTACGGAATGGAAGATACGCAGAGGTATTAAACCAGCATTGTTTGAAATCTATAGTAATGGTAGTATCATTAATCAGGATGCAAAGAGTACAGACTATCAGAAGTATCTTGAAGATAAAGTTCTGAAACTAAACTTTAAATCCTTTACACAAATTGTCGTATTGGGTTCAGCATCATTTGTTCCTTTCATGCAGCTGTCAGCTAATGACCGAAGAGTTATCATTGAGGATATTCTTGACATTGGTATTTTCTCTGTTATGAAAAACTTACTCAAAGACCGTTCAGCTTCATTGAAAGAAGAAACGACTGATCTGGAGTATGAGATAAAGTTAGTTCAAGAGAAAATCAATTTGCATGAAAAACACCTTGAAGAGATAAAAGCAAAAACTGATACTAAACGAAAATCTGATTTAGATAAGATTGAGGAGACACAGAAAGAAATTGTTAAACTCAATGAAGAGGTAGAGAAACATCAAGACCTTGTATTATCATTGATGGGTTCTATTACAGATGAAAAAACTAGCTATACTAAGAATCGTGATATGGATAAGTATCGCTCTCAAATAAATAAGAACTTGAAGAAACTCCATAAGGATAAAAGGTTCTTTGAGAATAATGAAAACTGTCCTACTTGTGAACAGGATATTAATGAGCAGTTTAAAAAGAATAAGCTTGGAGATTTATCAGACGATTTAGATGAAATGAATGATGGTCTGGTTAAACTTGAGAGTGAGATTGATAAGGTATGCTTGAGACTTGAAGAGATTTCAACTTGCAACAAAAAGATACAATCTGAAGAAAATGAAATCAGATCAAAGAATACTTACATCAACTCACATAATAAATTTATTGCTCACTTGAATGAAGAGTTAAATAAAAAGGATCAAGAGGTTGATGTTGTTAAACATGATTTTCTAACAAAGGAGTTGGTTGAATCAAAAGCTACTAGGATGCAGTATGTAGAACAGAAAAAGTATTATGATATTCTTGGAACTATCCTAAACGATAAAGGTATTAAGACACGAATTATACGCAAGTATTTACCTGTCATAAATAATCATGTGAATATGTAT